CGCGCCGAACATTGACTGGCCCGACACCGAGGATGGGCGGGTCAACGCCGTGCAGATCACATACGAGTGCGGGTACGGGACCGCCGCGGAGGTCGACGGCCGGGCCAAACAGGCGATCCTGATGCTGGTCGCGTACTGGTATGAGAACCGCGAGACCGCGCAAATCGGGATGGCATCGGCCGAGATGACCCACGCCCTTACGACCCTGATGGCCCAGCTGTGGCACGGCCGCATGTGGTGATCTCCCCCCAGGACCCCGTTTTACAGGAGAGCCCATGGGCGCGGGTGAGTTTGACAGGCGGATCCGGATCGAGCAGGAGACCGAGGTTCGGTCCGAGAGCGGGGCCTCGAGCACCGCCTGGAGCCACCACGCCACCGTTTGGGCCAAGGTCACCCCCACGGGCGGTACGGAAGGGTTCCAGGACAGCCAGCGGACCGCAAAGCAGGTGACCGCGTTCGAGATCCGGTGGATGTCGGGCCTGACCCCCAAGATGCGGATCGTTTACGACGGTGGCATCTACGACATTTCAGACATTGCCGAGCCGGTCCGGCGCCGCAAACTCGTTATCACGGCATTCGCCCGCGAAGTCTCGCCCGGGAGCGGATGATGGCAAAGGTCAACGAAAAAGTCTTGATCGGTGCCGACGAGGTGCTCGATCGACTCCGCGAGTTCCCCCGCCGGCTGCAGAACAAGGTCGTCGGGAAGGCGATGCGGGCCGCCGCTGCGGAGATCCGCGACGAAGCCCGCCGCCGCGTGTCCGTCAGAACCGGCGCCCTCAAGAAGTTCATCGGGGTGGTGACCAAGAAGCGGGTACCCGGGCAGGGCCCATCGGTCATGGTGAACATCCGCAAGGGCAGCCTGGTCCAGCAAGTCACGGTCCGTGTCGACTCCCGCGGCCGCACATCCATCAAGCGCAAGCTTGTGAAGCATGGCAAGGCTCCCAAGCCGGGCATCTTTACAAAGCGCGTCAAGATCACGCCGCGCCGCTACGGCCACCTGGTGGAGTTCGGCACCCAGGCCCACTCGCTTCGGAAGGGCGTTTCGAAGAGGCAGGCGGCCGGCAGATTGTTCAACGTGCTGGACGGCTCGAGGAACGTTCATCCGGGTGCAAGGCCCAGGCCTTTCCTCGCCCCCGCGGCGATGGCTGCCAAGGAAGCGGCGGTTGTGAAGGCCGCCATGGTTCTCCGGGAAGGCGTTGTTCAGGAGATGAGAAAGAAATGAACATCAAGGCCGCCTTTTTCCAGCACCTGACGCAAAGCCCCGCCATCGTCGCCGTGGTCGATGACCGGATTTACCCCGTGACTCTCCCGCAGAATCCGGTGTATCCGGCGGTGCTCTTCCGCCGCATGAAGCCGATCATCCGGGAGAACAGCGCCAAGGGCTATTCGGGCCTGACCACTTCGCTCTTCGAGGTCACCGCGTGGGCGCCCGACGTGGATGGTGTGGCCGGCTACGACACCGCTTCCCAGGTGGCAGCCCTGATCTGGAACCGGCTCCACGGGTTCCGGGGGCTCCTGGGCGGGGCCGCGGGCGTGGAGACCAAGGCTGTGTTGGCGACCGACGACGGCGAGGACGTCTTCGACGACGAGTTGCAGATCTACGGCGATCGCCTGGTGTACCAGGTGGTGCACCGCGAGCCCGTTCCGGACTTGACCTGACGGATTTGGAACCGCGACCCGGGTAGGATCGCGCATGCCGGCAGAGAGGTGACCATGTCGTTGGCCACGATCGGATACAGCAGCGAACTTCGTATCGGTGACGGCGCGACCCCCACCGAAGGATTCACCGCGGTCGCAGAGCTCCTCGATTCTGCCGGCCCGTCGGAGAAGACCGACGTCATCGACGCCACGCACATGGGTTCGCCCAATGCCACGCGCGAGAAGATCGCCGGCATGCTCGACAGCGGCCAGGTCACGGCGAACATGCATTACATCGGCGGGGATTCCTCGCAGGCCGCCCTGCGTTCCGCCCGCGCCGCACGCCTCCCGGTCAACTTCCAGCTGGCGTTCGGGGACACGGGCGTGCGCGCCGTGTTCGCCGCCATCGTCTCCGAGCTCAACGTCACCACCCCCCTCGACCAGAAGATCACCATGGCCCTGACCCTCGATATCACGGGCACCGTGGTGTTCGAAGCCGACGCATGAACACAACGCCCACATCGTCATCCACCACACTCCCACTCTCGCCCATGGTCCACATCGGCCTCGAGGGGTTCGCCCGCGACGTCGTCTTCACGATGGGGACACTGCTCTCGATCGAGCAGGCCATGGGCCGGTCGATCATGCAGCTGGCGGCCGAGATCGGCCCCGCGCTTCGGCGGGTCGATGGGGAGGACGAGGACGCCAGGCGAACCCGCATCGGCACGGCGCTGTCGCCGATGCTCACGGTCGATTCGATGCGTTCGTTCGTCGCCGGCTGCTTGCGGATGACCGGCGACGAGGTGGACGCGAAGATCCCCCTGCGGAGCTTCAAAGACGTGCACGCCGCCCTGTGGGTGGGGTTCCTCCAGGCCCTCGTCGACCTCCTGGGCGGCGAGGACGAGCAGCAATCCCCAAAAGCCGCCGGCCCTGGACCGAGTGGGTCAGGGCCCGATCAGCCCGTCAGTTTCGAGCCTGGGCCCGCGTCGAGCTGAGCATGATCGGCGGAGAGTTTGACCAGCTCGCGCCCGTGGAGCTGGGAGACCTGATCCAGGCGTGGGACGACCGGCAGCGCCGGGAGGACCGGCGGTTCGGCGTGGTGGCAACGGTGATCGCGGAGCCCAACCGCAACCGGCGCGTGGTGCTCCGGCCCTACTCCCCGGCCACGTTCTTCGCGAGCCTGGGGGACCCGATCCGGAAGATGACGGGCGCGGAGATGCTCGAGCAGTGGAAGTCGATGTTTGCGGGCCGGACCTTCAAGCCCAAGCCGCACAAGGGGAGTTAGACCATGCCCTCCGTCGGAACGCTGAGCCTCGACCTCATCGCGATCACCGCCAAGTTCGAGAAGGGCCTGCAGAACGCCGGCAAAGAGGTGAAGGGGTTCGCTGACCGGACGATCTCCGCGATCACCGGCCTGGGGTCCAGGCTCACCGGGCTCCTGGGCGTGGCTGCCGCGGGCTTCGGGATCTACCAGCTGGCCGGCGCCTTCGCCGACGCATCAAAGCAGGTGGACGAGCTGGGCAAGGCGGCCGGCCGCCTGGGCGTGGCCACCCCGGAGCTCGCCGCGCTGAAGTTCGCCGCGGCCCAATCTGGCATCGAGTTCGAGGCCCTCTCCAAGTTCGCCGCCACCGCCAGCAAGCGCGTGGCTGAGTTCGTAACGACCGGGGGCGGGCCCGCGGCAAAGGCGCTGGAGAAATTCAACCTCGCTCTGACCGACAGCGCTGGCAACATCCTGCCGATCACCAAGCTTCTCCCCAAGCTGGCGGAAGAGATCAACCGCGCCGGCAGCGCGGGCGAGCAGATCAACCTGGCGGACAGCATCTTCGGCAAGGGTGCCGGCGAAGGGTTCATTACGCTGCTCAAGGACAGCGGGAACTTCATGGAGAGCCTGGCTCTCAAGACCGAGCAGGCCCGCCGGCTGGGGATCCTGTTCACCGACGACCAGGCCAAGCGGCTCGAGGGGATGAACGACGCCATCGAGCGGATCGGGTTCGCCTGGCTGGGGGTGCGCGTCCGCCTCCTGGACAAGGTCGCCCCTGCGATCTCGGAGCTGGCGGACCGCATCGCGGAGCTGACCGTCGCCGCCGGCGTGGCCGCGTCGAACCTGGTGGACAACCTGGTCGCCGCCTTCAGCGGGAATGATGAGGCCCAGCAGAAGATCGTCTATTGGTTCAGTTCTCTGGGCGCCCTCGTCCAGGGCAGTGCCACCGCGCTGCTGACCGAGGCGTTCGTGGCCCTCGAGTTGGCGACCATCCCGCTGCTCGAGCACTGGTTCGATTCGATCGTCAGCTGGCTGTCTCGCGATAACTTCATCGCCAACAAAATCGCGATTGCCTACAACAAGATCGGCCGGAGCGTCCTTGAAAACCTGACAAACATCTTCGGTCCGAAAATGGCGCAGGCCATGGGTCTGACCGGCGAGCATGGCCTGAAGGAGCTCGACGACCGGATCGACAAACTGAAGTATGAGCTGGATGCGATCGACGCCGGAAAGGGGATCGACGCCGGAACCATCGTGACGTCTCTCAGCGATTCCCTGGCAGGATCGGGGTATTCCGCCGCGGCGGCTTGGGACCGTCTGATTACTCAGTTGAGCCCGCTGGCCTCGGGCTTCTCGGCAGCCAGCGATGACGTCCTGGGATTTTCGGACGCTTTGAAAAAGGCGTCTCTCTCGGGTATTGATCTGAAAAAGCTGTTGGAGGAGCTCAAGGGAAAAGGTGGCGATGACATCAGCATGTTCGCGACTCGGTGGAGGGCGACATATGAGGCACTGGGAGAAGGCATTAAGGGCTTCTCTAGGAACGCGTCGGAGGCTTTCGCCGACTTCGCCCTGGACGGAAAGAACAGCATCGATGAGCTGATCAGGTCCTTCGAGCGGATGGCCATCACTATCACTGCGCAGAAAGCGATTTTTGGACCGCTGTTTGATGCATTCGGTGGTTGGGTTGGCAATGGTTTCTCAAGCAACACCGGAACGTCAGATCCGAACTTCATCGGACCCAAGGCGGAGGGGCAGCTAGACCTGTCGGGCCTGCAGGTCGGAGGGGGAGCATCCTCCGCCGTAGTCGTGAATGTGATGGACTACTCCGGAGGTGTGGAAGTTCAGCAGCGGCAGTCGGGTGGCACGACCATATTGGACATCCTGGTCCCTGGAATGAAGGCGGCGTTCGCTCAAGGGAAGATGAACAAAACCATGAAGGACGTGTTCAACCTCAGCCCGGCGCCCCGCTACTAGCCGTAGGGGTATTATTAGACGCGGACTCAACGATCTGACTCCGCTCATCACCTGCCAGGAAGGCATTGAGCGAGGACACTGCTGTGAAAGTAGTCGTTGTGGAAAGACGCCGTTCCGAAACGCATTTCGGACTCATGCTTTTCTGGATTGCCCTGTTGTGCTTTGGCATCTACGCCGCGTGGGATCTTGAGGAATCGCTCAAAGATGCTGCACCGAAGGCGCAAACACGATCTTTGCGGTGAATTCACTTGCCGGACGAAGCGGTCTCCGGAGCCTTGCCGTTCCCCATCTGAATCACTCGGTGGCCAACTCCCTGGCGGTCGAGAACCTTTTCAATACCTCCCCACAGCTTGTCGGGCAAAGGCCCGGCCACGCTGTATCGGGGGTCGCTCCACACCTGAATCCTGGTGCCGCCCGATATAGGCTCCGCCTTGGCAACCATCAGCACATACCGCTGGTTGTAAATGTTTTTCTCGCTCATTACAACGCGGGAAAGGTGAGGATCGATGTACTCAACCGAGGCAGGCCCTTCCTCCTCCGCCCCCCGTGCAACTGTGCTGAGAGCAGCGTCGATCGGTAGGTCAAACTCGTAAATTCCCATTGGGGGCTGAGAGCTCAGTTCGTCGGGTGTCGCGCTCACACATCCACCCAGGAAAAGCAGGGACGCGGCGAGAAGGAGTCTGTTCATTCGAAAAGCGTATCCGTTTGCCCGGGCTGCCGACTTTGACCCAACCTCGTACCTAACCACCACGTCTCCGTGGTGTCGTGAGTAGGATCGGCTCGTATCCCCTGCCGGCGATACGAGGTCGATCCCATGGCCGACTTGACGCCCGTTTCCCCGGCAATCGGTGGCTCCACGTTCGCCGCTTCCAACGCAGCCGGTGGTGGGGACAAGTTCCCCAATCCACGCGGCACCGTTCTGTTCTACGTGAAGAACGGCGGCGGCGGGTCTATCGACGTCACCCTCACCGCACAGACCACCACGCGGCCTGCGGGGGGGAAGTTCCCCGCCATGACCGTCAGCAACAAGGTCATCACGGTCGCCGCCGGCGCCGAGAAGCTGATCGGCCCCATCCCCACCGCGTTCAACGACTCTGCGGGAAAGGTCAACGCCACCTATTCCTCCCCGACCTCGGTCACCGTGAAGGCCATACAGCCCTGACGGCTCCGGCGCGGGTAGGATGGCGACGTATCCCCTGCCGGCGATACGGACCCCTCGCAGTTGAGCAGCGTCGTTTGGCCTGACTCGCTCCCACAGAACCTCCGCGTTGCGGACCACGATGCCTCATTCCCCGAGGGATGGGTCCGCACGCAGATGGACAACGGGCCCGCGAAGGTCCGGGCGAGATTCACCGCCGCGCCGGAGAATCACTCCAGCTCCCTGCTGATGGACAGCGACCAGCTGCAGACGTTTTACGACTTCTGGAAGTCCTCTCTCCGCATGGGGTCGCTGGCCTTCGAATGGACAGACCCCCGCACGGGGAGCGCCGCGATGCTGCGGTTCACCGCAAAGCCGACCTACGGCGCTCGCACACCGCGGATGGTCGCCACGGGGGTGTGGGAGATCCAGGTCGCCATCGAGGTCCTCCCCGACGCCGTCAATCCATCCCGCCCCGAGGACGTTCTCCCGCCCGAAATCGAACTCGGCGAGTGGGGCCCGTGGTACCACGCCTTTGACCCCGCGCCCCCCGGCGAGACCGACGCCGCGTTCTTGGGGACCACGCCCGACCTGGGCGTGGTCGGCGGCGGAGGCGACTCGGGCGGGGGCGGAGTCTCCAACCAGGGCGGATGGGGCGGCGTCCCGGGCGCCAGCTCCGGTCACGTGATCAACCAGTTTTGAAAGGACAGGCCATGGCCGGACAGAGCGACTTCGTACTTCTGAACCCCAGCTCGGTGGACCTCGCCAACACGAACGAGACCGTGGTGCTCGAGTACACCGCGCCGGCGAACGTACCCCTCGACAGCATCCTGCAGTCGTTCTCCCACGGGACGCCCGACTCCACCCCCGAGAAGGTCATCTGGCGGATCTACAAGGGGACGGGCTCGGTCACCGGAAGCCCCACGGATATCAGCGCCACTGGCATCGCAGCGGCCGGCCGCGGAACGACCGGATCAACGGGCACGCTCAAGACGGGCGGCACGCTGCCTTCCCTCAACGTCCCGGTGTTCCGCGAGCTGATCAACCAGGCCAGCGGGTACACCAACCCGCAGACCATCGGCATCGCCGGCGGCGAGCGGATCCTGGTCACGGCGCAGCTGATCAGCACCGATGCCACGGTGAAGTGCTTCGCCCGCCTGGTCATGCGCAACCCCGCGTACGGATGAGTGATCGCCCACGATGGCACGTGACGTCTCCCCAGCAGCGCGGCGGGCGGCCTACGCCTCACAAACGGGTGAGGCGTTCCTGGTTCTTTTGGAGCTGAACCACCCGCAGATGGCCGAGCCCATCCGGGTGACGTCCGACGCCGTCGAGACCCTCGCCGGCACGGTGCGCTACCAGCCGTTCCCGTTCATGATCTCGATGCCGCCCGACACCGACGACGCGCCGCCGCGGGTGCAGCTGACCATCGACGCCGTCGATCGCTCCATCATCCGCGCCGTCCGCGGGCTGAGCGGGGCCCCGATCACGGTGACGCAGACCATCGTCCTGGGGAGCAGCCCCGGGACGATCGAGGCGGGTCCATTCACCTTCGACCTTCGGGAGGTGGAATACGACGCCGTCGAGATCTCGGGCAGCCTGCAGTACGCCGACATCATCAACGAGCCGTACCCCTCGGAAACCTTCGCCAGGTCGACCACGCCCGGGGCCTTCTGACGTTCGCGCGGAGATCTCATGAGCAAGCCTGGAACCCAACCGATTTCGTGGGCGGCGGACTACATCGGCATCCGCTTCAAGGATCTAGGCCACACCCGCGATGGCCTGGACTGCTGGGGCCTGCTCCGCCTGGTGTACGCCGAGCGGATGGGGATCCTCCTGCCGGCACACGACGGCCAGGCCCGCTCCTGCAGCGACCCCGATTCCCTCCAGGCGGTGCACGACGCCGAGCTCGCCGGGGACACCTGGCGGCCCGTCCAGGCCGACGCCGTGGAGGTCGGGGACGTCGCCCTGTTCCTCCTGGCCGGCCGCTGGCATGTGGGTGTGGTGGTCGCCCGCAACCAGGTCCTCCACGCCCTCGAGGGGACCGACTCCTGCATCGACCGAACCGATACCCCGGTGTGGGAGAAGCGGGCCCGCGGCTTCTACCGGTACAACGGCCCGGTCCAGATCATCACCCGGAACCAGCCCATGCTGGGTACCCCCATCCGCAGCGAGGTCAGCGCGGGCCTGACGGTCCTCGAGCTCGCCCGGCTCGCCGCGGACGCCAGCAACCCCCAGCTGCGGGCGTTCGTGAACGACGTCGAGGTCCCCCGCACCAGCTGGCATCTGGTGCGGCCCCGGGCCGGGCGGCGGCTCCTGCTCGCCTGCGTGCCACAGGGCGGCGGTGGCGGCGGCAAGGACGTGGTCCGCGTCGTCGCGGCCCTGGCGATCGTCGCCGGCGCCGCGGCCGCGGGCGGGCCCCTGGCGCTCGCCCTGGGCTTCGAGAAGGCGACGACCGGGTTTGCCATCGCTTCCGCCGTCGGGGCCGCCTCCGTGGCCATTGCGGGCACGCTGGCGATCAACGCCCTGATCCCACCCTCCCGCACCAAGCTCGCCCAGGTGGCCGGCGGGACGGGCTCCTCCCCCACCCTCTCGGGATCCCGCAACGAGATTCGCCGCAACGCCCCCCTCCCCTGCGTCCACGGGGATTACGTCTACGCCCCGCCCCTGGCCGCCGTGCCCTACACCGAGAACGTCGGGGACGACACCTACCTCCGCCTGCTGTACTTCACCGCGCGGAACGGCCCGGTTGAGCACACCGAGCTCAAGATCGGGACCACCGACCTGGCGGAGTTCGAAGGGGTCGAGGTTGAGATCCGCAGCGGACGCGCGGGCGAACAGCCCATCAGCCTGTACCCCAACACGATCCATGAGAACGCTCTCTCCGTCCTGCTCGAGGAAGCCGACGGGTGGGTGACCCGGACGACCGAACTGGGCACGCGCGAGATCTCGATCGACGTCACCTTCCCCGGCGGCCTGGTCGCTTTCGACTCCGCCGGCGAGCGGTCCGACCGCACCGTCGAGGTGGAGATCCAGTACTCCCCCGCGGGCGCGGGTACCTGGACCGACATCAACGGCAACGCCGGCGCCAGCGGCTCGCCCGAGGACTACCGCGGGCTCGACCTGCTGATGCGGACCCCCGAGGTCACCTTCGGCGGCGCGGGCGTCCACAACAACGACCTCAACTGGTCGGCGAGCACCACCCCCTACCCCGACTCCAAGCCCGGGTACCTGCCCTCGGCGGGCTTCTGCTGGGTCGCCGAGGGGTGGATCTACGCCCCCACCACCGGCGCCTACGAGTTCTGCGTCGACGGGTCGGACGCCTGCGACGTCCATGTCGATTGGGTCGGGGTGGCGACGTTCTACGGCGGGCACTCCACCGAGGTCACCCAGGCGACCCTGAACAGCACCACCCACGGCGGGGCCCCGATCACCCTCACCAAGGGGTGGCATCAGTTCCGCGCCCGCGTCGAGCACCGGACCGCGTCCGCCAGCGGCGCCGCCCTGGCGGTGGGCTGGAAGAAGCCCGGGGACTCGGCGTTCACGATCGTGCCGCAGAATTGCTTCGCGCGGGAGGCCAGCGGGAGCGGCCTCAACAGCCTCAACTACCGGTGGTGGACGTTCGCCGGCTACGACAGCTCCATCTCGACCACCGAGGCCCGCACCGACCAGATCCGGCGATCAAAGGCCTGGGCGGTTCCCGAGGGCCAGTATGACGTCCGCCTGCGCCGGATCACCCCCGACACCGACGACGTCAAGATCGCCGACAAGGTGTACTGGACGGCCCTGCGGTCGATCGAGCCCGGCGTCCCGGTGGTCATCGACGGCTGCGGCCTGATCGCCATGCGGATCAAGGCCTCGGACCAGCTCTCGGGCGTGGTCGACACCTTCAACTGCCGCGTCCGCAACCTGGTGCAGGATTGGGATTCGTCCACGGGTACCTGGGTGGAGCGGGCCAGCTCCAACCCCGCGAGCCAGTTCCGGGCCCTGCTCCAAGGGCGGGGCACCCGAAAGCCTCTGCCCGACTCGCAGATCAACCTCGAGGACCTGCAGGAGTGGCACGAGGCCTGCGCCGCCAAGGGATGGCAGTTCAACGCCGTGATCGACTTCGGCGGCACGCTGTGGGACCGCCTGGTGGACATCGCCGCGGCGGGCCGCGCGGTGCCCGCCAACCGCGATGGGAAGTGGACGGTGGTCCGCGACATCGCCCAGACTGTCCCGCGCCAGCACTTCACGCCGCGGAACAGCTGGGGCTTCAAAGGCCGCAAGTCCTTCCCCGACGCCACGCATGGGCTGCGGGTGAAGTTCGAAGACCGCAACGACGCGTACAACCCCGACGCCGAGCGGATCGTCCTGGCGGACGGGTACCAGCTGGGCGGGTTCGACGCCTGGGGGGTCAGCCATCCCGAGTACCCCGCGGCCACCAACCTGGAGACGCTCGAGCTCTTCGGGGTGACCTCCGCCGACGAGGCCTTCATGCACGGCCGGTACCACCTGGCGGTGGCGACCAACCGCCCGGAGGTCTACGAGCTCAGCTGCGACGTCGAGCACCTGGTGTGCACGCGCGGGGACATGGTCCTGGTCACCCACGACGTCCCGCAGTTCGGATCCATGTCCGGCCGCATCAAAGACATGGTGTTCAGCGGGTCGGACCTGACGGCTCTGGTGCTCGACGACCTGGTGACGATGGACCTGGCCCGCACCTGGGGCATCAAGGTGCGGCTGGCCACCGGGGAAGTCTGGTACCGCCAGGTGGTGGCGATCGACGGCGAGACCGATACGGTCACGCTGCTGGTCCCCCTCGACGTCGGGCAGACCATGCCGCGGGCCGGCGATCTCTTCGGCTTCGGGCCCGTGGGCCAGGAGACGCGGGAGATGGTCGTGAAGTCGATCGAGCCCGACAGTTCCATGAACGCGCGGCTCACGCTGATCGACCACGCGCCCGAGATCCACGACGCCGACGTCGGAACCATCCCGCCCTACGACCCGGGCATCACCGTGGACGCCGACTACAACGCCGCGCCCGAGAACCCCGTCATCGAGTCGATCCGGTCGGACGACTACGTCATGACCCGGGACCCCGACGGCTCGCTGCGGCAGCGGATGCTGATCACGCTCCGCCGGCCCTCGGGCAAGCGGCCCATCCCCAACCTCGCCCAGGTGAAGCTCCGCCCCAAGCCCGCCAGCGGCGACCCGCAGGGGAACTGGATCACGATGGCAGCCGTGCCGATCACCAGCAACCAGGTCTCCGTGCTCGAGGTCGACGCCGGCGTGACGTACCAGATCCAGCTGCGGGTCATCACCGCGCTGGGCTTGACGTCGGATTGGGTCGCCACCGAGCACGCCGTCGCCGGCAAGAACCTGCCCCCGCCCGACGCCGTCAGCTTTGACGTCATCCGCCTGGGCGACGGCACGCGCCGGTACACCTGGGAGCTGGGCAACGAGCCCATGGACGTCGCCGGCGTGCTCATCCGGTACGGGGACCCGGGCGTCCCGTGGGAAGGCCTTACGCCCCTGCAGTCGACGTCGATCGAGGGCGCGTCCCCGTTCGATTCGCCGCTGCCGGCGACGTCGGGCTTGAAGCGGTTCGGCCTGAAGATGGTCGACACCAGCGGCAACGAGAGCGTGAACGCACTCTTCGTGGAGAAGGACCTGGGATATCCGCCCCAGGAGGACGTGGTCCTCAGCGAGGACGAGCGATCGATCCTCTGGCCGGGCGAGCGGGAGGATTGCTTCCTGACGACGGGGAACGTGCTCGAGGCGGCCGACCCCACGACCTGGGACGAGTGGTCCACCTGGGACGAGCAGACGCGCTGGAACCGCGTAGCGCTCCTCCCCGAGGACAGCCGCACATGGGACTCGCTCACGACCTGGACGGCGTTCACCACCTGGGGCCTGGCCCCCGGGCGGCCGCTGAAGTACACGTCACCCACGCTCGACGCCGAGGTGGTCTTCAGCTTCGAACCGTTCGCGTACTACCAGGCGGACGGCGCGGCGGTGATCGAGGTGGCCTGGTCGGAGACGTCGACGCTGCCGAACAACTGGACCAACGTCACGGCGATCGCGGGCCAGACGGTGACCGCGCGGTACGTGCGGTGGCGGGTCACCGTGAAGTACACCGCGGCTATGCCGGTGCCGGTGCTCCGGGAGCTGGTGGTGATGCTGCGGGCGCCCGTGGTGTACCGCGAGATCAACGACCTGGACACTGCGGCGATGGACGCGATCTACCGGATCGGCGTGGGGGACATCCGCCTCCCGATCCCGGTCGGGCTCTACACCCAGGTACGGCGGATCTCCCTCAGCTTCAACGGGTCCGGCGTGGGCCGCTCGTTCGAAGTCATCGACAAGGACGCGGCCCTGGGCCCGCGCGTGAAGCTCTACGACACCAACGGGGTCCTGGCCGACGGGGTCATAGACGTGGTGATCCGAGGCCTGTGAACATTTCATCATTCAGAACGGTCGCGTGACGTTCGATGCAGTTGCGGGACATCTCTGGCGTCCAGTTCTTATCCATTCTTGTGGCGAAGTCCGCTTCGATAGCCTCTGCCAGCGACTGCGAGATCACGATCCTGACGTGGTCGTTGACTTGATCTCGCATCTCGATGTTGTCGCCGACCAGCTCCATGATTGCGTGCATGTCGGCGAATGGCCCCTGAGACCAGTCCAGCACCATCCCGCATTCGAACGCGCACCGAGCCACGCCCGCAAAGAACAGCGACAATCCGTCGATCGCCAGGTGAGATCCGTAGAACGGGACTGCCGCGTTGAGCAGGCTGGAGTGAATGGCATTCACCATGCCATGCTCTCGGCTGCCTTCAACGCCATCGACCCCAACCGTCGACTCGCAGCGGCGGCGAATGAGACCGTCCCGAATTTCTTCAACGACCACGCGGTACTGAATGTTCTCCATGGCCAAGCTTATGGCTTCCGCCGCCCCGCCCGCGCGTCCAGCCCCGTCTTGGCCTTGTGGCACGGGTCGCAGATCCCCCGGAGGTTCGACTCATCGTCGGTTCCGCCCTGGGACTTGGGGACGACGTGGTCGACCTGGTTGGACGGCCGCCGCGAGCACGCCTTGCAGATGGGATCCCGCGAAAGGATCAGGCTTCGGAGCCGGCGCCAGTGGGCTCCGTAACCGCGGCTGTGCGCCGACCCTTTGGTGCTTTGCCAGGCTTTGGGCCGGTGCTGCTCTTCGTGGGCTTGGCAGTAGGCCTGGGCGGTGAGAGATCGGCAGCCGGCGTGGTTGCAGGGCTTGAGGGGGCGGCGGGGCATGCGGCTCGTTCCTGGGAGATCTCGTCGAACGTTCGACCGTCTCCGTCGAGCCTAGCCGGTTGCCCGCTCAGCTTCTGCCAGCGCCGGATGCAGACGTCGACATAGACCGGCTGCTTTTCAATCGCCCGGCAGCGGCGCCCGAGCTGCTCTGCCGCGATGATCGCCGTCCCCGAACCCGCAAACGGCTCGTAGAGCAGCTCCCCCGGCATGGTGTGCTGCTGGATCGGGATCGCGTACACCTCGAGGGGCTTGGGCGTCGGATGCTCGGGACGCTCTTCGCCGTTGGGGATGGTGTCGATGTTCCAGACGGTCGACTGCGACTCGCCGCCGCGCTTGGGCGGCTTGTTCCCCTGCACCCAGCCCATCAAGCAGGGCTCGTGCTGCCACATGTACCAGGCGTGGGTGAGGACGGGCCTGTTCTTCGCCCAGATGATCTGGCAGTGGACCAGGAGCCCGGCCGCCTGCATCGCTTCCTCGAGCATGGCCTGCCGGCGGGAGGCATGCCAGATGTACCACGCAGCGTCGGGTGCTCCCGCGTGCTTCACGCCCATGTCAATGAACAGCCGGTAGAGCGGACTCTTGGGGTCGTTGTCGTCCCAGCTGGTGCCGTAGGTGTCGGACCAATCCCGATTTGCATTCCCGGTGAAGCTCTGCGGATGGTTGGTACCGTCATACCCCACCAGGTACGGAGGGTCCGTGGCCACCAGCGCGGCACGCATTCCTCCCATGACGCGGAGGACGTCCGCCTCGACGGTGCAGTCGCCCACCAGGAGCCGGTGCTCGCCCAGCTGCCAGAGCTCGCCGGCCCGTGAGACCGCCGCTGCCGCCGAGGTGACTTCGGGGATCTCGTCCTGGACGACGCCCAGGCTTTCCCCCCCGCTGAGTTCGGCGATGTCGGACGCATCGAACCCGGTGACCGCCAGGTCCTCGCCGGTCATCGCGCCCAGAGTGGCGGCCAGCGCTTCATCGTCCCAGCTGGAGAGCTCGGCCGAGCGGTTGTCCGCGATCGCGTACCCAACCCGGTCCACGCCGGTCAGCTCCGACCGCACCGCGGCGATGTGGGTCCAACCCAGCTGCCTGGCCGCCTCGAGCTGGCCAGCGCCCGCAACGGTCACGCCCTGGGCGTCGATCACGATCGGCTTCTGTTGTCCGAACCGCGCGAAGCTCGCCTTGATCGCCTTGAGCGAAGCCTCACCATGCACCCGGAGATTGGCCGGATCCGCGTTCAACCGCCCGATCGGCACGAGGTGCCGGCGAATGGACGGAGAGACGTTGCACTCGCACCTCGACGCCTTTGACATCCATGTCACTCCGATGAACGCACAACAGGTCGAGGCAGGCCATGACCCGCAGGACGCTCGACACCCGCGGATCCCGCTTGCCTGCCAACCACCGGCCGATAACCGCCGCGTCGACTCCAGACTTCCTGGCCAGCGCCGCGATCGTCATCT